CATATTGACCGCCACATCGAGCAGCTTGTTGCCGATTGTGCGGAGCACTTGATTAGCTACGTCGCCCAGCGTCTTGGTGCCATCGATGGCGCCTTGAATGGCATCGGTAATACCAGACTTGATCGACATGCCAATGTCGGTATAGACGGCTTTGATCTGCTCTTGGATGCGGACTTGATCTTTGAGTGTTTGGATTTTCCGCAGTTGATCTTCTACAGCTTTTCTATCAAGCCCAGCAGTATCTTTTGTAATGTCCCGCAACTGCTGCTGCAGGATTACCTCGGCTTCGTTGCCATTGATCTTGGCTTGCAATAGTGCAAGTTCATCAGTGATCGATTGCTGGCGATCTTGTCCTGCTTTTGTTTGCTGCTCAAGCAACTTACGCTCTTGTTCAGTGCCACTGATAATTTGCGTTTGATGTTTAGCAGCAATCTGGTTTAATTGTTCTTGCTTGACATTGATTTGACTGCGGATTTGATCATCTTGCTGCAAGAACTTAACCCGCGCAGCTTCTTGATCCTTAGAGGATGCAATCAATGCTGGCATTGCTTTTGCGCGTGCTGCAAGAGTCTGTTGCAGTGCAGTAATTTCTAATTGCAGCTCACGGTATTGGAACGTTGCGTCAACCATCCGCTTTGCTTGGTCGGCATTGAGAGCCAACGCAGCAGCGTTTAACTTGCTGAGCCTCTCGGTTTCAAGTTTGGCTTTGTTTTCTTCAAGCGTTAGCTGAATCTGACCACCAATCAGATTCTCCATTGATTTGTTACCTTTTTCCTCCAGAAGCGGCGGTGGTGTTGTATCTGGTTTGCCTGGTTTCTGTTTTTGGCGTAGCGACTTCAAGCGATCCTCAAGATATTTTGCTTCTTTCTGCAGTTGCTGCATCTCGTAACGCATTCCTGGCAATACTGGAACACCACCGCCAAGCACCTGACCATCAACGCCTTTAATTTCTAGTCCCTTTTGCATGTCAACGCCCGCACGTTCAGCCGCTTGGATTTGGGTTGTCAGCTCTTTGATGCGTGCGCGAGTGTTGTAAAGACGATCATTTGCTTTTTTGTAATCGGGACCAGCAAGCGCCTTGTTGATCATGTCAACGGTGGCATTTGCTAAATCAAGGATTTCTTTTAGAGCTGGTTTAAGTACCTCGCCAATCTTTCTTGCAATGCTTTCAATCCCATCGGTCAGTGTGCTGAACTTGCCAGCCAGCGTTGTGCTTTGGGCGATTGCACCATTTGCATACTTGCCGCCCTTCTCCGTAAGGCGAACAATCGCAACCTCAACAGCTTCTGCGCTGATTCGACCTTTACTCAGTGCTTTCTGGAACTCTTCGCCAGATAGTCCATACATCTTCCGCAGTTCATCCTGCAGCGCAATACCACGCTCTTGGAACTGCAGCAACTCCTCACCCTGCAGTCTGCCCTTGGCGATAACTTGACCGTATGCAAGGGTCAGTTCACCAAGATTGGCACCAGTCGCGCCTGCAACATCACCAAGGCGTCTAGTCGTTTCGACTACTTTGTCGGCACCAACGCCAAAGGCATTAAGACGCTTGGCAGCATCAATCAGTTCAGTGCTGGTGAATGGTGTTGCCGCGCCCAGTTGCTGCAGTTCAGAAATGATTTGCTTTGCTTTTTCAACACTGCCAGTCAATGTTTCAATGCTGCGAGTCTGGGTTTCCAGCTCAGACGTTTTGGCAACTACGAATTTCAGCGCCTGTACAGCACTAAATGCACCAACAAGACCAGCTACTGCACCCTTTAATCCATTGATTGCAGACTGAGCAGTACCGGATGCCCGGTTAACCTGCTCCAGCGCGGAAACCGCCTGCCGCGCATCTACCCTTAGCTCGACGTTAGAAGTTGCCATAGCACCAGTCTATCGCCGTTTAGCCTTGTCCATCTCTTGCTTCTCGCGTTCACCCTTTACCTGATAGAACGCGGCAAAATGCACGAACTCAGCATCAGTCAGCTCAGTGCGTAACCGGCTAACTGTCATACCAAGTTCAGTAGCCAGGAAGAACTCAAAGAATAGCCAGTTGTCCTGGCTTAGTCTTTTTTTGCTTCTTCAAGATCACCGTCACTGCCGAGGTTGAATAGGAACAGCTCAAGTTCGTTGAGCACCGCTTCGGGCAGTTCACGTTGCAGTTTGGCAGCATCAGCAGCGGCAAACGCTTTGGTGCCATCCTCCAGTTCAGCAATCTGGCACAGCATTTGAGTGCTGATCTCAAGTGCCTCTTCACTGCTAGCAAGCGCCATTGCACGCTTACGATCGGCACGGGTGACGGGCTTGAAATAAAGATCCAGCACCGGATCACCAGCTTTGTTTTTAATGGTGAATTTACGGCGCTCGCTAAGGTCAAAAGCCCCGGTGAGCAGATCAACGGGGCGTTGTGTGGCAGGCATCAGATACTAAGGGTGATAGAGCCGTTGGTCACGAAGCTGATCGTAACCACTTCGATCTCGCCAACAGTAGCTGAATACTCAGAACTTGTCACGAGGATCGATCCGGTGATCTTTTTGCCGCCAGTCTCATCAAGGTACAGTTCAACGCTAGCGTTAGCCGGATCGGTAGCGGTATTCGATTCCTTGAGCAGATCGAGCTTGTCGCCTGATCCAGGAGCGTCATACATCACCTCAATGGTGCCGCTGCCGCTGATGAGCCCACCGTTGTTAGCGCGATAGGTGTCACCATGAGCGGTAACATCAAGCGCCTCCTTTTCAACGGTCATTGACCAAGACCGTACTGCTGCGATCTCAGACAAGCCGCCGCTGCTGTCTTTATCAAAGAAGACAGTGCCTTGTTGCCCGCGATAAAAAGCCATGATCAAACATCCATGGTGATAGTGCCATTGGTGACAAAGCTGCAGGTGATGACTTGCACTTCGCCAACAGTGGCAGAGTATTCAGCCGAGGTAATCACACCATCAAAGGTGATCTTCTTCGTGGTGCTATACAGATACAACTCAAACAGAGCAGCGCCTGCATCATTGGCGGTGTTGACCATCTCAATGAAGGCGTTAGTCTCGTCTGCACTGCTAGCGGTATAAAGCAGCTCGACGGTGCCAGAACCGCTAATCAGACCGCCGACGTTGGCGCGATAGGTATCGCCCATCGCAGTGGTGTCAAGCGATTCCTTCTCAACGGTCAGGGACCATGAGCGGGTGGATGTAATCGCAGCAGCAGTTGAACCGGCATCGTCAAACTTGACGCTACCCTCCTGCCCTCGATAAAAAGCCATGGCTAAAGATCCTCGAAGGTTTCAAAGGTCATTCTGACCTGTGTTTGGAAGAAACCCTCTGGAGCTGGCGAAGCAACTACCTCGGGTCCAATGGGCGGATCGAAGTAAACACCCGATACCGTAACTCTATTGTAGAGGTCGCGGATTCGCTTTCCGATCGTTAGGTTAGCGCCTGGACCTGCGCCTTTTGGCGTGAAGATGTTAATGGCAATGATGCCAATGACGCTGTTGCTGCTGCCGGTGGTACCGCCAAGTGTCAGGTATTCGTTAGCGCCGAAGTTGACTAGACACTGTACCCACGAGCTATTGGGTGTTGACACATACGGCTGGTTGTGAAAGATGACTGGAATGGCAGGTGATAGCGCCAGCTCTGTAGCAAGCCTGCCCTCGATGGTGCTGCGGACGGTGTTGAGATTGATCGCAGCCATTAGCCTTGCCTCTTAATGCGTTCCCAGTTGGCATCAATAAACGATTGCATTTCCTTGGCTACCAAATCTGGATAGCCGGGAATTGTGCCTTGTCTCGTGCGGTATTGACCGCCCCATGATGGCGGAAGACTGGTGCCCATTACAACAGGTTCAGCGTATGGAAGATTGTTATGGATGCTGTAATAGTTGCCGATTTTTTCCTGCCCGAGTTGGTAGTTGATCGCAACTGGCGGTGCGGCGTTACCTTTGTAGTTTCCCTCTGGCTTTGGCGTTCCAGTCGCTGCATTTTCACCGATCTGCCAACTCATCCGCAGTCGTCCTGTATCAACAGGACTGCGCTCTTTTAGCCTCCGATCGGTTTCCAGCACTGTTGCCCGCAACAGTTGCTCAACTTGCTGACCGCAATAATTACCGATGTCGCCAATCTTTATGGTTGCCATCACGCCCTCAGGATTAGCTCGTAGGTGATTGCTAGGTTGTCTTGCTCGATTGTTTGCACGCGGATGATCTGATGGCTGATGCTGTTGATCACCACACGATCAACCGTTGTCGGTGCATTGGCAAGATCGCTGGCTGCGATAAACAGCCGCTTGTCGCCAGCCTGCACCAGCTCATTAACCTCGCGTGCATTAACATCCTGCAGCACACCACTGACAGTGGTGTCAACAACGGTCTCAGCTATGGCGCCAGTACTGGTGTCATACGCACCGGGCGTCACTCTGCGGATCGTTGCCGTACCGCCGAACTTTGCCATCAGCTTTGAGGCAACACCGCGCAGTGGGATTGCAAGCGTCATCGTGATGCCTCCAGCAGAATGTTGCTCGTATCTTCGTAGGTGATGTTGCTGCGATCCTCAGCAAGGATGAAACCGTAAGGAACTGGATCAAGACCAGCACCAAAGATCAGACGACCATCAATGGTAATCATCACCTTGTTGTTGTCTTCCAGCGGCAGCAGATCTGCGCCCTGCAGCAACGTGCCAGAGAACAGATCAAA